CTTCTAATCACCCTTATTATAATTTTGGTTCTTCAAATAAATTTGCGATCAATGGCTCTACTGCTACAGCAGATGTAACTTTGAGTTTAAATGAAGGAGAAACATATAAGTTTGACCAATCGGATTCGAGTAATAGTGGACATCCGTTGAGGTTTTCAACAACTGCCAATGGCACACATGGAGGAGGTTCTGAATACACAACAGGAGTTACTACTAACGGGACTCCAGGTAGTTCTGGGGCATACACTCAAATTACTGTTGCCTCAGGAGCACCAACACTTTATTATTACTGCACTAACCACTCTGGTATGGGTGGACAAGCGAATACACCATAAATTTAATGATATAATTAACTATGAGTTTTACTTACGGCACACTAAAAACAACTGTACAAAATTATTTAGATACAGAAGAAACTGCTTTTGTAGCCACTTTACCTACTTTCATAACTACAGCAGAAGAAAGAATACTAAAAGGTGTGAACTTAAATGTATTTAGAAAAAATGTAACGGGTACAGCTACTGCGAGTAATACTTATTTAGCCACTCCTAGTGATTTTTTATCTCCGTATAGTTTAGCTGTAATAGATTCAAGTAATAATTATAATTATTTATTGTTAAAACACGTTTCGTTTATAAGAGATTACACTCCAAACGCTAGTACTACTGGAGAACCCCTTTACTATGGATTATTTGATGATAATACTTTTATTTTAGCTCCAACCCCTAATTCTAATTACACATTCGAACTACATTACTATTATAGACCCGCTTCTGTAACTTCATTAGCTTCGGACGGTAAAAGTTGGCTTTCAGATAATGCTCCTAATGCTTTGCTGTACGGTGCATTAGTTGAAGCAGCAGTATATATGAAACAAGACCCTAATACGATAGGATTATACGAAAGTAAATTTCAAGAAGCATTAGTTTTATTAAAATCTTTAGGAGAGTTTAAGAATATGAGAGATGAATCTAGAAACGATAGTATAAAATTAACACCACCAGTAAAACAATCAAATGTTTGAGATAGAGGTAAAAAGTAATATAGGAGATATTTCTGTAGCTACTGAAAATAACAAAGGACATTCTTCAGATTATTGGGCTCAAAGATGTGCCGATAAAATCTGCGGTATTTCTGAAAGTGCTACACCTGAAGTTAGGCAACAAGCTGAAGCGTTCAAGGTAGCTATTTATCAGACAATACTTTATTATATGAACCAAGCTATCACCAGTGATAGAACAACTGTAACCCAGATGTTAAATAAACAAGGTCATGGTGATTTAGCTAAAATTATTAAGGAGCTTTAACATGGCAATAACTTCAACTTTAACAACTAGTTTTAAAACTGAACTTTTAACTGGTACTCATAACTTCACCAATAGTAGTGGAGATACTTTTAAATTAGCACTTTTTACAAGTTCTGCTACTTTAGGAGCTGCTACTACAGCTTACGCTACTAGTAACGAAGTTTCAGGTAGTGGATATAGTGCGGGTGGAGGAACACTAACTAACGTTACTCCGTCGGCTGATGGAACAACTGCAATTACAGATTTTGCAGATTTAACTTTTAGTAGTGCCACAATAACTGCTAGAGGATGTTTAATTTATAATAGTTCTGATTCTAATAAATCAGTAGCTAGTATAGATTTTGGTGGTGATAAAACTTCTACAGCAGGTGACTTCACTATTCAGTTCCCAGCAGCAGCAGCAAGTACAGCTATTATCAGAATAGCGTAGGAGGAGAGCATGGCTCTTGTCCTAAACGATAGGGTAAAAGAAACCACTAGTACTAACGGCACAGGTACGATTGACTTAGCTGGAGCCGAAACTGGCTTTGAAACTTTTGTAGCAGGTGTAGGTAATACCAACACTACTTACTACTGTATTGTTCATCAAGCAGCAGATGAGTTTGAAATAGGGCTCGGTACAGTATCAGATTCAACTCCCGACACATTATCAAGAACTACAATTATCAGCAGTTCTAATTCTGACTCCGCAGTTAATTTCTCCGCAGGAACTAAAGATGTATTTTGTACATTACCCGCAAGTAAAGCTGTATTTGGAGACGCTTCTAATAATATTACTACTTCAGGAACTTTTCAAGTTAATCCAAGTTCTTCAGCAAATTTACTTATAGATAGTAGTTCAGACGTTATACAAGCAACAGCTAAAAAAGATGGTACAGACGACATTGATTTAGCTTTTTTTACTCAAGCTTCTGGAGGTACTACAGCAGAAGCAATGCGTATTGATAGTGATGGTAATATTGGTATTGGTACTTCTAGTCCTTCTGACCCCCTTGTAGTATCTGACTCTGGTGCAAGTTCAATTACTGCAAGATTAATTAATACTAATGCAGATGCTAACCCAGCAAATCTAAGACTGCAAAAACTTTCAGGCTCTCCAGCAGACGGCGATTACATAGGTATGATAAATGTTAGTGGAGAGAACGATGCTAGTGAAGAAACTATATTTCAATCCATAGATTTTATCTCAACAGATGTATCAGACGGGACAGAAGATGGAGATATAGTTTTTAGAACTAGAGGTGCAGGAAGTTTAGCAGAAAGAATGAGAATTACTTCTTCTGGTTATGTTGGTATTAATGAAACATCTCCTGACTATTATCTTCATGTAAATTCAGGCTCAGGTAATGTATCAGCAAAATTTGAAAGTACAGACTCAATCTCAGCAATACAATTTGTAGATAGTGGTGGTAGTGCTGAAATTGGGTGTAGTGGAACATCTAATACTTTTTATCCTAATGGTGTCCTGAAAATGTATTTAGACTCATCTGGTAATTTAGTGGCTGCAGGAAATGTAACAGCTTATGGCTCAATGTCAGATGAAAAACTAAAAGAAAACATAGAAATTATAGAAAATCCTATTGAAAAAATAAAAAACTTAAAAGGTGTTAATTTTACTTACAAAAAAGATGGGTCAAAAAGCACAGGACTAATAGCACAAGATTTAGAAAAAGTATTACCAGAAGCAGTTTATACAGCAAAAGATTTAGAAGATGAGGAACACTTAGCTATTCGTTATGGCAACACAGTAGGTTTATTAGTTGAAGCTATTAAAGAATTAGAAGCTAGAGTAAAAGAATTAGAGGATAAATAATGGCACTACCAAGTTCAGGAGCAATAAGTTTAAATCAAATGCACACGGAGGTAGGAGGTTCTTCTGGGACAACAGCATCAATGAATGATAGCGATATAAGAGGATTAGCTAACAAAAGTTCGGGAGCACAAATGTCTTTTAACGAATTTCATGGATTATTTTATAATCAACGCTCTTTTACTTTTACTTGTGGGTATGTAAGTTATACACCTGCAGGGTCAAAATTTCCTGTTACATATCATGGTTGGGACCCAGCTGGATATGTAACAGGAACAGGAAATACTATTGGTTCGGGTTCGGCACAATATGTTAGGTATAACGGAAATAGAATAATTAGAATATTAGCTTGTGTTGCTAATGTTGGTTTTATTAATGTTTTAAGCATAGTGTTTGACCAAGTAAATCCTGCATTTACACTGAACACTACTACTGCTAGACCAACTTTAGCAACTTTATTAAGTTTACCTTCTGGTTACGTAACAGATTCTGGAAATACTTTTAGATACAACCTGAATGGAGGTTCAGGAAGTTCAAACACTTATCTAACTGCGGGTACAACTCGTTATAGCAGTATTCTTAACTATAGAGACCTAAACTTTCCTAATACAAACAATACTACGGGTACACTTCCTAGTTCTGGAAGTGTCACTCTAACATTTTCTTAAAATGATAGATAAAGAAGAAGATTTAAAAAATGGCACTATTCTTCTAGGACACGAAGATGTTGCAACAATACATCCACTTAGACCTATAGCTATAGTAGAAGAAATATGAATGAAGCAAATGAAAGTGTTGAACAATTTGATTTTTTATCAATACTAGAACCTGTAAAAATTTTTGAAGATTTACAAGTTACAGTATGCGAAGGTAGTGAAAACTCATTCATAAAAAGAAATCAATATAAAAATTATCATACTGATAAAACAAAATACGATACTGTCAATAATAAAATTATAAATAGAGAAGATGTTTATTATTTAATTTTGATAGAAGGCAGTTTTGAGGTAGATACACTTTGGAATGAAGGAGAAATTAATAAAGAAGATTTAGAAAGATATTTTTCTTTAAATTCATACAATACTATTAGTTCAGACAATTTAATTTTTGATTCTATAGATGAAGCATTAGAAAAAAATTCTTTTAAAACTGTTCATGTATTTGGATATGATTATGAAAATCTATCTGAAAGAGCAGAAAAATATGTTTTAAGCTGTCAAATAAATTTAAAAGCATTGTCGGACAAAACAAAATATTTTTGTTGTTTAACAGATGGAAACGATTATCAAATTAAAGTTTTAGATTTAAAACCTAATCAATCAAAACAAATAAATAAACAATCAGACACTAATTACATATTTTTTTCTGAACAATGCAAGATAAATAATGAACTAACAATAGATAAATATTCTGTAAAAAAATTAACAAGTAATATTATAGATATAAAAAATATATCAGAAAATAACGCAAGAATAATATCTATCTCAAAATAAAATTATGTTTGGTATTAGTGCATTTTCAGAAGCTCCATTTTCAGCATTAGCTGGAGGTGACTCCGCAAACGTCAGTGTAACTCTTACAGGACAATCTGCTACTGGAGCTGTAGGTAGTTTTACTTTTGTAGGTAAGGCAAACGTAACACCTGCCTCTCAAGTAGGAACTTCCGCTTTAGGCACAACCTCACAAATAGGTGAAGCAAGTGTTGTACCATCTGGTCAATCAACCACATCTGAATTAGGCACAACCTCACAAGTAGGAGAAGGAAATGTTGTTCCTTCTGGACAAGTTGGCACGGGAGATATAGCAGGTGTTGGGGTAAATGGTAGTGTTGTAGCGATTCTACCAAGCGTTTCGGCTAATGTTGGTTCTGTAAGTGTAAGTACAGATGCAGAAGCTAATGTCACTCCTGCAGGTCAAACTAGCACATCAGTAGTTGGCTCACTTTCTACTGTAGCTGCAGCAAACGTATTTGCAAGTACCGATACAGAAGCAGTAGGAGCTGCAAATTCTGCAGTAGGCTCAATAACAATAAACGGAATAGCTAATATAGATGTAGATGGTCAAACTGGCACATCAGCTTTAGGCACACCTTCAACAGCATGTGCAGCTGATGTTTCTGCTTCAGGACTAATCCTTCAAGCTACTTTGAATAACCCTAGTACAAGAACACAAAATGTAATTAGTGTTTCTGGTCTTTCTAGCACTTCGGGATTAGGCTCTCTTTTAATATCGGCTAAAGCAAATATAATTCCTGTAGGACAAGTAGGAACAGTGGGAACTCCTGTTGTATTAGTTTGGGGAGAAATTGATGATAGTCAAACACCTAATTACAGTTCTATAAATACTACACAATCACCTAATTACACTTCCGTTAGCGACGCACAAAGTCCTAATTGGGAGGAGGTAGCGTAAATAAACTTTATTACATATAATTGAGGCACTATGGCGAGTACATACGGAAATAATCTTAGATTAAATGAAATGGGAACTGGGGACCAATCTGGTACTTGGGGAACCGTGACTAATACTAATTTAGAGTTAATAGCGGAGGCTTTTTCATATCAAACTGAAGCTACATTCGACAGTGATGGAGATAAAACTGCTACTATAGGAGATGGAGTATCTGATAAATATAGAGCGATGTATATTAAAGTTACATCGACGACTAGTTTATCTGCTACTAGAACATTAAATATAGCTCCTAATACGGTTTCTAAAATGTTTATTATAGAAAACGCTACTACAGGAGGACAATCAATATCTATATCACAAGGTTCAGGAGCTGATGTAACTATCGCTAACGGAGCTTCTAAAATAGTATTTACTGATGGATTAGGTTCTGGTGCAGCAGTTTATGACGCTTTAGATAAAATAGCTTTATCATCTAATGCAACTATCGGAGGCAGTACTTTAGCTAGTCAATTATCTAGTTTTTTAACTGCTTCAAGTACGACCACATTTACTAACAAAACTTTTGACGCAGATGGAACAGGCAATAGTTTAACAAATGTAGAAGACGCTAATATAAAAGCTAGTGCTGCAATAGACGCTTCAAAAATTGCAAATGGAAATGTTAGTAATGCAGAGTTTCAATATTTGGATGGAGTAACTTCTGCAATACAAACACAATTAAATTCTAAAGGCACATCTAGTTTCAGTGGTAGTTATAATGATTTAAGTAATAAACCCACAATACCTACAGCTACATCTCAATTAAGTAATAATTCAGGATTTTTAACCGCTAGTTACTCACAAAGTTCCACATCAGGATATGTTAGATTCAGTAATGGATTACAAATAGTTTGGGGTAAAAACTATCACACTTATTATGGAGGTGGTTGGAGTTATCCATTAAGTTTTCCTAATGCTTTTGTTGCAGGTTCTGTATCAGATAATAGGTCAACTAACGCAGGTGATGGAACAGGTTTTATATATAGTGCGGGTACTTCCAGTTTTAGTTATACCTCTAGTGTCCCTCAAGGTTACACTTATTTAATCGCTATAGGGTATTAATATGTCTAAATACGCACACATAGATGAAAACAACATTTTAAAAGGTTTTTATGATAATGAGGTACATGACAGTATTCCGACACCTAACGTAAGTTTAACTGATGAACAATGGCAAACTGCATTAGACAATAATCATAATTATATTGCCAATGATGGCTCATCAAAAACTGTAACTTTAGAACTCACTGCAGAAGAAAAAGTTGCGGGAGCACACGCTTATTTAAATTCTACTGATTGGTACGTTGTTAGGAAAGCAGACACAGGTAAAGCTATCCCAGAAGATGTGACAACAAAAAGAATAGAGGCAAGACAAACAATAAATGATTTAGAGGAATAAATGGAAATTTTACTTTGGATAATATTTGTAACGGTGGTAGGCAAAGCACTACTAAAAGCAGTTGCTCCTTACACAAATAGAGCATTAGACGATAAAATAAAAGAATACTGGAAGAACTTAAAAGAATATTTCTAATGCCTAGAACAACAGTAAACGAAGTAGATAAAAGATTAAGTGCTCATGAAGCAGCATGTGACCAACGTTGGAAAGAAAATTATCGTAGATTAGATTCTATAGAAAATGGAATTCTATCAATTAATAAAACTATTAGGAATAGCTTAATATTCACTGCTACTATTTCCTTGACTATTGTAGGGTTTCTAGTAAGATACACTTTGTTTTAGGAGGGCTAAATGGAGTTCTCCTCAGAAACTAAATTATCAAAACACTTTAAATTAAAAGAATTTGAAAAATCTCAAATGGCTTATCGTTTAGGTATTGATAATAGAGTAACTGACAAAACAATATTTAATAATTTAAAAAATTTAAGTGAGGAAATACTTGAACCTATACGAA